AACTGCACAAACAAAGAAAGATGAGGAATAACAATGGCAATCTATTTAAATAATAACGTTGGTGTTAAGTTGGCTACCGCTGCTGCACCTACAGTACCTTCAGTTGATATCAGCGCATTCGTTACAAACGCTGTAATCAATCAGATTGTAGATGAACTGGAAGTCACAAGTATGGGAGATCAGGCACATCGATTTGTGGCTGGTTTGCAATCAGGCACATTCCAATTAGACGTAATCAACGACTGGGCAGCAAACCAAATTAACGACACGCTTAGAGGCGCATTTGGTCTAACATTAGCAGTATCAGTAATTACTGTTAAGGGCACTGTTGTATCAGCCACCAACCCAAGTTACCAATTTTCAATTTTGGTCAACAACCTAACCCCAATAGGTCAAGGCGGCGTTTCAGAAATTGCCACGTCAAGTCTGTCCTTTACTGTAAACTCCGCAATAACAGTGTCATCATCGGTGGCATTCTAACTAAGGAGTAGTAATGGCAAAGCTAAAGATAACAAGGGCTAATGGTGAAGTATCAGAGCATAAGATAACACCAGGTGTCGAAGTAGCTTTCGAGTTAAAAAGAGGTATGGGAATTAGCAAAGCCTTGCGTGAAGATGAAAAGCAGTCAGATATATTCTGGTTGGCTTGGGAATGTTTACGCAGGGCTGGTGGCCAGGTATCTCTATCGTTTGATGAGTTTATTGACAGCTTAGATACTGTCGAGGTATTAGACGAAGAAAAAAAATAACTGAGCGGTCTTCAATCCTTTACAGCATCGCACAACTGAGCGTAGAGACTGGGATACCGCCTAGAGAATTTATCGATATGGATAGCGAAATGTATGCCGCAATTATACAGGTGCTAACCGACAGAGCTAAGGAGATCCGAAATGCCAGTCGTAGTAAACGGCGTTAAGCAACTCCAGAAGGCTATGAGAGAAGTAGAGCCAGAGCTTAATAAACAGATGGCTAAAGATATTAAGACAGCGATGCTTACTGTTCGAGATACAGCACGTGGTTATTTACCACGCCAAGATGAAGTATTAAGCGGCTGGGGTAAGGGCACTGCCTCAGCTGAAACAATTAAATTTAGAGCATTCCCAGCATACGATTATTCTTTAGCAAGATCTCTAATTAAATACAACGCTGGCACAAATAGGCGCAATCGCAATGGTTTTGCAGCAGCATTCTACGTAGCAAACATATCAGCACCTGGGGCAATCTTTGAAACTGCTGGCCGTAAAAACCGCAGAGGCTCATCTGACTCTGAAAGTCTTAACCCTAATGCTGGCATCCAGTTTATAGAATCTGCTGAATCAATTAGCAAGATGAAAGGCGAAGGCAAACAGCGAGGTCGGTTAATTTACAGAGCGTGGTTTGAGAAATCTAACAAGGTTATCCCTGCCGTGGTCTCTGCTATAAATACAGTCGCAACAGACTTTAATAAAAAAACACAATTAGGTAAGGCAGCATAGTGGCTAATTTAATTGTCAGCGCAGTCAGCACATTTGATAATAAGGGATTAAAAAAAGGCCAAAAAGAAGTATCAGTATTTGAAAAACAGGTTAAGAATTTTGGTAAAGTCTTTGCTGGCGTATTTAGCGCAACCGCATTACTTAACTACAGCAAGAAGGCTGTGCAAGCGTTTGCAGAAGATGAGAAGGCTGCCAAAGCCCTAGAAATACAATTACGTAATACAGGGTTTGCATTTGCAGCACCTGCCGTAGAAAATTACATAGCCAATTTACAACGCACCACAGGCGTACTAGATGACCAATTACGCCCAGCATTCCAGCAATTATTGACAGTTACTGGCTCTGTATCTAAAAGCCAAGAGGCATTAAATACAGCTCTCAACATTAGCGCCGCTACTGGTAAATCTGTAACCGAGGTAAGCGCTGCATTAACACGTGGATACTCAGGCAACACCACAGGATTAAGCAGATTAGGCGCAGGCATTAGTAAGGCCACTTTAAAGGCTGGCAAGATGGAAGATATCCTTGCTGAGTTAAATCAAAAATTTGCAGGGCAAGCGGCAGCCAGGTTAGATACTTATGCTGGCAAAATGGATTTACTTAAAGTTGCAGCTGCGGATGCAAGTGAAATTATTGGCAAAGGCTTGTTAGATTCTTTGGCATTATTAGGTAAAGATAAAAATATTGAAAATGTAAGCAACGCTATGACAGAATTAGCAACAGATATTGCTGATATAACTGTAGGCATAGGTTTGTTAATAAGTAAATTTACAGGCTTGCTAGAATCTTTAGGATTAAAAGATATATCAATAAAAATGTTGTATGGCCCTCTAGCAACAATTTTGAAACAACTTGGAGAAACAGAAAGAACAAAACCTACATCTAACTTTACTTATGGACTTGGCTCTAGCGCCACTAAAGATATAGAGCGTGTTAAAGAAATTACTAGGCTAAAGACTTCTAACAAACTACGCCAAGATGAAATTAACAAAATGAAGGCTAAGTCTGAGGTAGATAAATTAGAAGAAAAATTTAACGTTGAGCGCATAGGTTTAATGAAGGCGCTAGCCGAGGCTACAGATGCTGAGACTAAGTTACGTATCCAGGCTAAGATAGCCATACTAGACAATAATGAGGCTTTGGCTAAAAAACTAAACGCTGAATTACTGGCCAAGAACGCAACAGATCTATTGGCTAATAGTGCCAAAAATGCCGCAGATGCTTTAAGCAATATGCCAAGTAAATTAGATCAAATGTTTACCAATTTAACAGCCGTATTTGTTAAGGGTGGATCAGACCTTGCATCGGCTATGTCCTTAGCTGCATCCTCTGTCAGATTATCAGCTGAGGCTGCCGCCTTTGCTGCTGGCACTGGCCGATATGCTTACCCACTAAATGATATATATAAGCCAAGCACAACGCCAACAAATCAAGGCACTACTAACATAGATGTTACAGTCAACACAGGCGCAGTATTAAGTAGTAACCAAGATTTAGAACGTTATATCCAAGATGCTTTGGGTAATATAACTAAACTTGGTAATGGTGCGTTAATACCTGCTGGCTCGATTGCTTTCCAATGACAGTACCAGTAGTAAACGCTTATATTAACTTCTCTACTGGGCCAGCCTTTGCCCAAGCTATGATATTAGATACTGGCATATTAGATGTAAACATATTAGAAGATTCAGCAGCCATTATTGTCGACGTGTCAAATCAAATTAACTTTATACAAACCACCAGAGGCCGTAATCCTTTATTTGACCAATTTCAGACAGGCCAATTAACGCTGCGCATAGTAGATCAGAATGGTGATTTTAACCCGACTAACCCACTAAGTCCCTACGCTCCCGACCTAACACCTATGAAAAAGGTGCAGATCACTGCAACCTATGGCGCTACGACCTATCCTATATTTTCAGGCTTTATTACGAGTTATGTTAATACTCAACCTAAAGATGCTACAGAGGTAGCTTATACAACCATACAAGCTGTAGATGCGTTTAGATTAGCCAACAATGCACAGATCACTACTGTGGCAGGTGCTACTGCTGGCAATCTATCAGGCACAAGAATTAACCAGATATTAGATGAGATCGACTGGCCAGCAACAATGCGTGATATCGATGCAGGTTTAACTACACTGCAAAATGATCCAGGCACATTACGCACATCACTAGGCGCCTTGCAAACTGTTGCCCAGTCAGAATATGGGGCACTATATGTAGATGCTAATGGGGAGTTTGTATTTCAAGATAGAGCTGTAACCGCTGGCTCAATAGGTGGCACAGTAACTACCTTTAATGATAATGGCACAGGTATCCCATACGCTAACGCTAATTGGAAACTAGATGACACCCTTATCTTCAACTCATCTACTGTTACTAGGACAGGTGGCACGCCACAGACTGCCATTAACCAACCCTCAATCGATAAGTATTTTATCCATAGTTACCAGATTCAAGACCTGCTAATGCAGACCGATGCCGTAGCCCTAGATTACGCCCAGGCTTATACAGCCAGCCGTGCCGAGACTAGCGTGCGATGCGATTCTATCGAGCTAGACCTATACACAAACAATTACAACGCAGGCATAATTGCAGCCCTAGAGCTTGACTTCTTTGATCCGATCAGGGTGGTTACTACCCAGCCAGGTGGATCTACCCTGGACAAGACCTTGCAGATATTTGGCGTGCAAAACGTAATAACACCCAACAGCTTTAGAGTGGTCTTCACGACTTTAGAACCCGTGCTGGATTCTCTAATTTTAAATAACAATATCTATGGCACTTTAGACTATAATGTGCTCAGTTACTAAGGAGTAAAAATGGCAGCAGGATTAGGATTTAAGGACTTTACGACAGGCGAGGTATTAACCGCTGCCGATGTCGATGGCTACTTAATGCAAGGTGTCTGGGTGTTTGCTAGTGCCGCTGCTAGAGATGCAGCTGTAACATCACCGCAAGAGGGAAATTTTGCATATCTCAAAGATACAAACGTGACCACTTATTATACTGGCAGTACTTGGGCAAACCTAGATACAACAGGTATGACTAACCCAATGACAACTACTGGCGACACAATTTATTCTTCAAGCGGATCAACACCTGCCAGATTAGGAATTGGTACAGCAGGACAGGTGCTTACAGTTAACTCAGGCGCAACTGCTCCAGAATGGAAAACGCCTGCTGCTGGTTCAACTTATGTTGGTGTTGCTCCATACGCAGATAATGTTTTTCAAGCAATTTCTGATTTAACGAATACTGCAATAACTTTCCCCAGTGAAGAATGGGATACAGATGGTTTTCATAGCACATCAAGCAATACCTCAAGAATAACAATTCCAACTGGTAAGGGTGGTAAATATCAAATTACAGCATTTGCTAATTTGAGTGCCACTTCAAATGTTCAACAATTAAAAATTTACAAAAATGGTTCACCGATAACTGGTAATGGTCAAGAAAACGGAGTTTTTGCAGCAACTTTTGCAAGTTCAGACCGAGTTGGTGGAACGACAACAGTTACGGCTGTTGCTACTGATTATTTTGAAATTTTTATCATAATTAGTAGTGGTGGTGCTAGTAGAGATGTTAGATACGCTCGTGTAACAGCAGATTATTTAGGAGCATAAAATGACAATAATTGATACAATTTTGGAAACTTATCCTGAAATTAACAAACAACTTTTTATTGATGGAACTATTGTTTTACGCAACGATTCCGATGGTGTTGGTGATTACATTGAAAAATGGGAATATGAGCAACCAATACCCGAAGGGCTGACACTAGGTAAACCTGTCGCATAATGAATCCTAAGTTATGTGCAGCTGGTGTGCAGTTAAGAGATCAAGTTGATACGTGGTTTCCAGATCGGAGTACTAAGAGTCCAGAAGGATGGTTGGGCGATAGTCGCCATTCCGCCAGAAAATCGGATCATAATCCAGACGCAAATGGGTGGGTCAGAGCAGTTGATATTAATTCTAGGTTGGAGTCATCCGATAGCCTCGCACCTTATCTGGCTGACCAGATCAGAATCGCAGGGAAATCAGATAAACGTTTATCATACGTCATCTACAACGGGCGAATATGCTCGAAGATATTAAACTGGAAATGGCGTAAGTACAAAGGCATTAATCCACACAAGCGACACATACATATTAGCTTTACAAAGTTAGGCGATAAAGATAGTAAGCCGTTCGATATACCACTAATAGGGGGCAAGATATGAAGATAAGCAAAAAACAGAAAGCGATATTAAAGTCATACGCACGTGGCGTATTGGTATCATTTTTAACATTCTTAGCAAGTAATGAATTAGGTTTAGACCCAGCGCTGTCTGTAGTAATTGCAGCACTCGCAGGGCCAGCAGCTAGGGCTTTAGATAAATCCGATATTGCCTATGGCATCGGTGCTAATGAAAAATGAGTCCTACAGAATGGGCTGGCTTTGGCGCTGGCGTTATGGCCGTGCTATCAGGCGGTCTAATAGGATTACGTTTTTTAGTTAAAGGCTGGCTTAATGAGTTGCGTCCGAATGGTGGCTCTAGTATGAAGGATCAATTAACACGGCTAGAGAAGCGTGTCGATGATCTCTTTATTTTAATCAGTAAGTCATAATTTTAATATGGCAACCACACGTAAACGCAAAAAGATAAATAGGCGCAGGGTGCGTAGAACACCCGACCCATTATCTAAGCTAGAGGTGTTTTATATTGCCAAGCACGAAATGTATAAAGCTGCACGCAAGGCTGGTTTTAGCGAATCCGTAGCGCTCTACCTTATGGATAGTCCAGAATCAATGCCAGACTGGGTAGTAGGCGATAAGGGCATTATCCCAGTTATTCCAACTCCTAGTGAGGATGAAGATTAAGCGCATAGCGTTTATCAGTGATCTTCAGGTACCCTTCTTTAACGAGCAGGCGACAAAATCAGTAGGCCGTTTTCTGGCCAAGTGGAAACCCCATCGCACTATTTGTATTGGTGATGAAATTGATCTGCCACAGTTAGGCGGTTTTAATGCTGGGACTATTGATGAAATGGTCGGCAATATAAACGATGATCGAAAACTTACACAAGAAGTATTAACTTATTTAGGCGTTACCGATGTAGTAGGCAGCAACCACGGCATAAGGTTATATCGATCTATTAAGCGTAGATTGCCTAGCTTCTTAAATCTGCCAGAGATGCAATATGAACGTTTTATGGGCTACGATAAATTAGGCATAAAATTTAGTCCCCAGGGTATTGACTGGGCACCTGGCTGGATAGCAGTTCACGGAGACACCTTCCCACTTAGTCAAATTCCAGGACAAACGGCCTTAAATGGGGCTAGGAGACACGGAAAGAGCGTGGTCTGTGGTCACACACACAGATTAGGGCAAACAGCCTTCACAGAGGCATCTAAAGGCCAATTTGGGCGTACTGTATGGGGTGTAGAAGTCGGTTGTATGGTAAATTTAAGCTCTAGCGGTATGGCCTACACAAGGGGCTATGCCAACTGGCAGACAGGATTCGTGGTGGCCTACGTAAAGGATCGTAAAGTACAGATAGTTACGATACCCATAAATCTTGATGGCAGTTTTATATTTGAAGGGAAGGTCTATGGGGCTAGATAGCGATTACGCTGAGCGCACGATAGATGACCATATAGACGACCTTGACGATATTAACGTTATCTAATCGTTATACAAAAACACCCCTAAACTATCCACAAAGTCGTACACAGGTGCAACACTATGCCTGTGCCACAAAGTATGTGTGCATAGATAGGGCTACAAAATGACACTTGAACTAGCTGTATATTTATTTATAGGGCTGAGTATGGCTTCTTGGCTATTACTTATGCGGATTGATGATATGAAGCAGTCTTACTACTGGAGGGGCCGTAAGGATGGCTTCGATATGCACCGCCGAATGATACAAAACAAGATCAAAACCGATGAGGTCTTTGACTATGACAAAAACTGAGAAGCTGCTGGCAGATGTTGTCGACCTGGTGCATACAAGGGGATCGGTCTATGGTCACCCTTACACAAACCATAAAAGGATCAGTGAATTGTGGTCGGCATACCTCGACCATCCAATTACGCCTAGTCAAGTCGCATTATGTATGGCGCTCGTCAAGGTTTCTAGGCTTACTGAGTCTCCAGGCCACAGTGACTCGATCATCGACGCACTTGCTTACATTTCAATATACCAGACAGTCCTTGATGCAGAAACCGACATCAATTTTACCTGGGGGGATGACTAATGGCATTTAACCTAGAGGATTACACCACAGTTCAATC